TTATACAGGTGATGTAAAATCTCGACACTCAGGCACTGACGGTAGCCATTCTTCGGCCTCTTCCGATAATTCCACGTTATAAGAATAGCCTTTCTTGGTTCGCACTTTTCGATACTCTTTTCGGTACTCCAGCATAATCTTGGGAATGGACTCACCAAACTTCGTCAGTGTCAGCGGACGTTCAAAACCGTGTGCTTCCATAAAAGAAAGATAAGCATGATATAAATACATTCTCGGTGCACGCGGGCTGATGTTCTTATTACCCATCTTCATTCCGGTAACATCATTGACGGATACCAGATAACCGCAAAAGCGATACAACGGATCAGAATGACTTTTCACTGTTAACGCTTCGTTAGAGTCGCGTTGCGCCTGTAGCAGCTTCTTAGCCTTATTCTGGTCGGCAAACTCGTTTAATAAGTGACGAATAATCACTGGTAATTCCCGACTGATTTTCTCCGGCAACTGTGGGTCTTTCTCGGATTCTTTGACCGGAATATTAAACGGGAATATCACCCGTCGCCGTGCAATGCCGCCATTACGTTCTGTAAAGCTCATAGGCTCGTTATTGGTGGCTAATACCACGGCTTTGATGATGGTAGAAAATTGCTTCTCGTATTTCCCGTCAACTTCAATCAGGTCGCCGCCTGTAATGGCCTTAATGCCTGCGCCTTCACCCACATATTTAACCTGATCGGGCAGCGTAATTAAGCTCTTGCCGACAAACTGATATCGGCCTCTGGCTTCATCCAGCGCTCTCATATTGCCACTGGCAGTATTGTGTTCTCCCGCCAGTAAGGTAGCTATGTAAGTAAACACACTTTTTCCGCTGCCGCCTTCGCCCGTCACTTCAATAAATAGCTGCCAGTCATAGCGATTCGCCAGAATCATGAACAGAGCCGCTTTGATACGATTCATCTTGTTTTCATTCTGCCCCGCCGCATGGGATAACCAGCGGTAAAAGTCAGGGGCATGATCCGGCAAGTTTTCACCGATAGCAGGCTGGGTAAACTCAATGCCGTTATGGTTCATTAACCAGTGTTCCGGCTGGTGTGGGGTAAATTGTTGTGTTGATAACGCATACACGCCATTGCTGAACCCGATTAAATCCTGTCGCTGTTCGCCAATGACCGGAATTTGTAATTTCATGGCACAGATAGCGTTATTGATCCCGTTTGGGCTGTACGGGGTATCGTGTTGGTCGAATATTACCACCATTGCGCGACGCAGTTCATTATCTGACAGGGTTTCCCATATTGTGCCGTTATAGTGATAAACTGCTTCGCTTTCAGCATGTACCGCGATTTTTTTGTAATGCTCAACCAATAATGCCCCGCGCTGACTGGCTGCCATTTGTGCCAGATTGTTATTGGTTTTTTTGGGTTTAGTTTCGTGGTTCTCCGTTGCTTCTGCGTTCACTGGCTCTTTCTCCCTGACCTGATATAACCCGTTACTGAATGCCTGTTTTGCTGCCTCTATGCCGTGGTGCTGGCGATAATCGTCCCAGTCTGCTTTATATTCCGTTGGCGGTAACGTTACCCAGCCATTAATCGCTTTAGCGGTCTTTTCTGCCGCTATTTTGCCCACATTCTTTTTGAGCTTGCCGTTTTTGTCCCGTTCGCCTTGTGCGTGCCAGTCATTGTCGGCAGCAAGAATGATTCTCGATTCAGGCCACTGCTTTCTGACCAATTCAGCCACAGTCAGTAAATTACTTTCATCAATGGCAGCCAGCACCACGCCATTATGTAACTGGCTGACAGTCAGCGCTGTCGCGTAACCTTCGGTAATGATGATGGTGTCCGGTGTTCCGGTTATTTCAGATACCGGAATAACACTCCCTTTCTTCTGCGTACCGGAAACAAGGCGTTTTTCGCCGTTTGGCTTAATGGTTTGTGCTCCGGTGGTAGTGCCGTCCAGTGTCTGAGTCACCAGCAATAGAGAACAATCCTGCAATAACCGCTGATTGGGGCAATGCAGCCCCTTTTTCACCAAATACTGAGATTCTTCCCTTATTGATTTTGCCACCAGCACCGCGATCCGTTCTGCAATGGGTTTTACTGTTAGAGGCTGCTCTTTAACTGGTTTGAATATAGGTTCAGGTAACGGCATTGCCAGCACATCTGCAACCTGCTTAGCGGCGGTCAGAATAGTGATGCCTTTGGCTCTTGCCACTAAATCCAGACCATCGCCGTGATTGGGCTGGTCGCACTGGCGACAATGCCAATCGCCGTGATAGTTATCATCTATAAAGTGAAAACGGTCAGTGCCACCACATATAGGGCAAGCGCCATGCTTCCCCTTTGCCGGAACATCCACGCCACAGGCTGGCAACAGGATTTGCCAGTGATTCATAGCGGATTGTTTCACGGTTCGAATAACGTCTATCGGGCGGATTCCCGTAGGGCTTTTAGGCTGTGGGGAGCGTTGACTCATGATTTATTCCTCCCCATAAACAGCCGTACACAGTGCATGATAGACGTCTTGGTTGAAATCACAGGCCAGCGACAACAGATCGCGCAGTTCTTCGGAACAATCCCTTCCAATTTTGTCAAGAATCACCTCAAATAACGACATGGCTAACCCTGCTCGATACATGGCTTGATCTAACGATATTGTTTTCTGAGGTCTGTTTATTACATAGCCTAATAATGTCAACAACAAGGGCTGTGGAGCATGTTTCAATAGCGCCTGCTGTATTTCCTGATTGATATCACGCGCCAGCAAGATCAGGTTATTAAGTTCAATGGTGCATTCTTCCGGTGATTTTTCGAGAATAAACGTGAAAACAGAAGCCGCTAACTGCGTGCGATACTCTGCCTGTTTTAATGAAAGTGTTTTCTTACCCACGGCGCACCTCCTGACGAGAAACGGATCTCAGGAAGGAAATGCCTGCTAGAACGGAGATAAGGTACAGGAAAGGAATATCCACGAGTCGCTGAGTACCTGATGCAATTAGGCATGTAAATTTAGGGCGAGTTTGGGTATGCTGTATGCCAGCCATCGCGTAAGTCTCCTTTACGTTGTGGTTAGACGCCTCGATAGTGTTGGTAGCACTTCGGGGCGTTGTTGTTTTCTGCCTTGAAAGCCTCAAGGTGTATTTCACTTTATCCTTGGGTGAAATAAACGTCAATACTTTTTCCGGTTTACTTTTTATGTATAATGAAATACACCAAATCATAGAGGATTCAGTAATGGCAACTGGTGCGAAGAATGCAAAATCACAAATGACTACTGTTCGCATACCACATGAAGTCATGGAGGATATGGGACAGGTTAAAATAAATGGTGAAAGCAATGCTGGTTTTATTGTTGCTGCAATGAAGGGTGAGATCAAACGCCGCCAGCGCAAGGCAAAAGCATCATCTGAACAATAATCAGCTAATCTACAATAAGACCAATGATTAACTATCCCTCTTAAAGAGGATAGATTAAGGGTAGCATCTGTTATGTTATCCTTTTCTTTTTCAGCCCAACTAATTGCTGTATCGATAATTAAAATATCGTTTTCCTGACTTTTGACGTAAGGGTATCCGTAACGGTTATTATCCGTATTTTTATTGTTCATGATTTTTTTATTTTTGTGCTTTTTAGTTATGCTGAAAATATATTTTCTTATTACATTTCACCGCGAGATTCAGAAATTCTTTGAGCTATCCAGCCATCAACTTCTGATTCAAGAAAAGCAACTGAACGAGTACCAATTTTGATTTGTTTTGGAAATTTATCTTCTCCGATAAGTCTATAGATCCACGCTTTGCTGTAACCTGTTCTACGTTGGACTTCTGATAAACGAATAAGACTTTCTTTAGATGTGGTAATTATTGACATATGGCTTTCCCTGTTAGCTTATCTATATTTGATGTTTCTAGACGTTATTAGAACGGGGATAATTAAACCGAAGTTTAGATGTGAGATCATCACATAGGAATAGTAATCCGTTTCATACAAAGAGTGTGTTACATCTTATTATTTTGATTATTAACCATTTTTAGTTAGAAAAGACTATCAGTGGAAGATATACCAGTTCGTAACGATACTACGGACTGGTATAAAATTAGTCAGTACCTTTTGATAATTTATTATCTTTACCTGATGAAATTATTTCCGACCTTTTTTAGCAAAGTCATATGGAGTTATATATTTTTCTCTATTTGCATCCAGATAATCAGCCCACCATTGAACCATTAGCCGCCGTTCGTCCAGATGCTTAGATGTATGAATATACGCGGCGCGGACGTTTTTTCTTTCCACATGGCTTAACTGGCGTTCTATGGCATCATCGTTCCACAATCCAGACTCGCCCATAGCACCGCGTGCCATTGTTCTAAGACCATGACCACAAACTTCTGTTTTGGTGTCGTAACCCATGCCGCGTAAGGCATTATTCACAGTACTTTCGCTCATGACTTTTGCCGGATTATGGTCATGAGGAAACATGACCTCACATTCTCCACTCAAACCCTGCAAGGTTTTAAACAGAGATACAGCCTGACGACTCAGTGGCACAATATGCTCAGTTTTCATTTTCATGCCACGCTCAGAAAATTTAACGCCTTCAATGGGTTTTCTTGTAGCGGGAATTTTCCAGACTGCATTTTCAAGATCAAGTTCTTCCCAACGGGCAAATCTCAGCTCACTGGAACGGACAAACGTTAATAAAGTCAGTTCTACAGCGATTTGGGTAATTAATCGCCCGCGATAGTGAGAAAGACGGGTGAGAAATTCAGGTAAGCGTTCATGTGGGAGAGCGGGGTGATGTTTGGCTTTTACTGTGGAAAGCGCGCCAGACATATCATTTGCGGGATTAGATTCAAGGATATCATTCTGAACAGCATATCGCATGATGGACGTAACACGTTGCTGTAATCGCTGAGCGATATCATGCTTACCATCAGCATCAACGGATTTGATAGGTGTTAAAAGTTGGCTTGTTCTTAAAGTGGAAATATCGAGCCTGCCAATATGAGGAAAAATATAATGTTCAAGGCTGCGCAGAATGCGATTGCTGTGATCTTCACTCCATCGCTTATTGCTGGCGTGCCATTCACGGGCTACCTGTTCAAAGGATGGTGCCCCTTTTGATTCGGTTTGTGCCCCTTTTTTCTCTGCTTTGGGGTCAGAGCCTTGTGCTATGAGTTTTTTGGCTTCATCCCGTTTAGCCCGTGCATCGGCTAAAGACACCACCGGATAAACACCAAAAGCCAGTCGGTCTTCTTTTTTATCGGTAGGGCGGCGATACTTCATCCGCCAGTATTTAGAGCCGCGTGAGGTGATCTCCAAATAGAGTCCGCCACCATCAGCGAGTTTGTAGGTTTTTTCTTTGGGTTTTGCTGCTTCGATTTGCCGTGCGTTTAGTTTCATTTTTTAGGGGCACATTTAAAAATAGAAGTGTAGGTGCCCCAGATTATGCCCCGTGGTGCATGTTGATTGCAATGGACTAAAGTAGACATAAAAAGAAAAGACCTGATTGATTTATCAGGTCTTTCTAGGAGTTAGTTTACTAGAGTAGACGTTAGTAAACTTATATATGGTGCCCAGGGCGGGACTTGAACCCGCACAGCCTTACAGCCGAGGGATTTTAAAGACTAGCACCCTGTTTTACAAAACAATAAGTTACGATAAATCAAAGCATTGCAATTGCTAGATATTGTCATTTATTGATATTTATTTGGCTTTGCTGCCATCAATTTTACTCTTCAAGTTGATCGTAAGGATTCAGTGTTAAGGCAAGATCCAGATGGTCAGGGGCAAAATGTGCATAACGCATAGTCATGTTAATTGTGCTATGCCCTAATATGCGTTGCAGGACTAAGATATTGCCACCATTCATCATAAAATGACTGGCAAATGTGTGTCGCAGAACGTGGGTTTGCTGCCCATCAGGTAAATCAATGTCGGCTCTTTTAACTGCATTTTCGAAGGCGTCATAACAGTTACCAAATAGTCGTCCACGTTTTTTAGGTAAACGGTCATATAACCGTTGGGATATCGGTATTGTTCTATTTTTATTACCTTTAGTCTTTATATAGGTAACTTTATATTTCATCAATTGTGATTGAGTTAGGCTCTGTGCCTCTCCCCAACGTGCTCCTGTAGCAAGACATAGGCGTACAACATGTCCGAGATCTTTATTAGCCGAGTTATCACACTCCGCTAATAGCCGTTTAATATCACTCGGATAAAGAAATGCCAGCTCCTGCTCTGATTCCCTAAACTGTCGAATACCATTTAGCGGGTTATCCCCTTCCCACTCACCTAAGCGGGTTAATTCCGAAAAAACAGCATGTAAATATGATTGCTCTCTATTCACAGTAGACTGACTAGGAGATTTTCGCCCTTTGGCATTCCATTTACCGTTTAATCTATCTTCACGATAAACAGCAAACATATTCTTATCGAAATCCGTAACAAGGGGGTTATTCAAACGCTCGCACACCGCCTCTAATTTTGATTTACGGGCTTCCCCATCTTTCAGCGTTTTTCCGTGTAGTTCATACCAACGGTTAACCAGTTCGCTTAGTCTCTGTACATTGGATGTATCAATATTGAGGGTTTGCTTTTGCATTAACTGCCGCTCATATGCCATTGCCTCACCCTTCGTCGTGAATTGGCGTCTGACACGACGGCCATTACGACCGTCAGGGAAACATTGGCATTGCCATTTTCCGTTAGGAAGTTTGCTAACAGCCATAATTTATTCTCTCCGTAAAGCGATTGTTCTTATATTAATAAACTCGACAAGCTGTACCTATATCATGAACTGCTATTTATTATAGAGAAGTAAAGTAAATAATAAGAAAATTATTGCGAAGACAAAGAAAATGGTAAGTTCTTTTTTGTTCTTTTTTGTACTTTTTTTTGTACTTTTTTGGGGGAGGATAACTAACAAATTGCTCATATTTCTTACATACTTCAAGTCTTCTTTAGTCAGAATAATATGGTCGCAGTCATCACTGAAAATAACAATATCCTCTCCAAACTCTTCAGCAAGGCGGTATATTTTCTCGGCATCAAGCTGTACGATTTTAATTCGACCACTTGCCAGGTCTTTTTCTATTTTCATTCTGTAATTATCAGATGTATCAGAATAAAGGGGGTGAGTCTCATAAATGGATATAAAACTCCTAGTATGGGTTTCGGGGTCATCATCTATAGGAAAGTAATACTCATTTTCTTGGAGATTACAGATACCCCATAGAACAACCTGTTTAAATTCAATTAAAAATTCAGACAGGAGATTGTTTTTATCTTCTTCTGTAGCATCTTTAGCTAGAGCATCCGAGTATCTTGTCCATTTTTCATTTATTATGTGTGGCATCTGAAGTATCCTAAAAAATAATTTAAATGATGTCTTATGAAAATTAAATATTCACGGCTATATATATTAATATTATAATTACATTAATATTTATAGCCGTAATTATTTATCTCCAAAATTTACTCTACTACCGGGGTAATCATGAAGGTTAGAGTTGGCATCCGTTCGTCTTTTTGAAAAGATACCGAATGCTCGTATTTTTTGGATTGGAATTCATAATGTCCGTTTTTTACAGCAGAGGCGTACATCTTAGGATCCAGTTTCATGTATTCATTTATTGATTTACTGGGGTCAATGACGGCTTGAACGGCGGAGACAACACAAAAAGCGTTAAGTTGCGCGGGCAACGTATCACGCATTGGGGTTATACTGACACTTGTCCTTATCACATTATTTTCTACAGAGAAACTTAAAAATATATCATCACTAAATCTCGCGGCGTAAAGCTGTATTTCATCGTCGTCATCACTATCACGACGCGGTACCTGTAACGTGAATTCTTGTTCACTACATTGAGCGTTATCCACAATATTATTGAGAGTCTTTTTGTATAACGCATTTATAGTATTAGCATAACCCGCTCCAGAAAAAATAAAGGAAGATAGAGCGCATCCCAGAATAGGTAGTAATAATTTTCTCATATTAATTATTCTCTGATTGATTCCAATTATTAATAGATACAATTAACAATTTAAATACTCACGACTCTAAATATTAATGATGTCAATCATTTTAATTTAGAGTCGTAATTATTCCTATGTTTCTACTAACGTTTGCGTATGTAAACGTATCGCTAACCGTCTGTATCTTTAAACGCGGAGCCTCATTCATGGCGCGATATTTTTTGACTAACACTTGTTCATCTGTTGATAAATTTATCGATCGCTCCTTGTGTCCTGTAACAATGTATAGTGTGTCACATCCATGTTTTGCTATTTTTTGTAAATACACTCCTTCTGGTATTGTTTGATCATATTCATAGGTGGCCTGAACGTGACTGGAATATCCAGTCAAGTTTGCAAAATCCGTTTGACTTAGCCCTAAACGTTCACGTTCCTCTTTTATTCTGCTTCCTATTGTGCTCATCAAAAAGTATCTCCTACGTTAACTTGAGTGCATTTCATACAATTACATAAAAAATAACTACTTAGTGACTCGCAATTTAGCATTACAACACAAAGGAAACATATTCATAGATCACAATTACAAATCAATATTATTTTTAATAAATATTTTTACACAAGAAATTATACTATGAATCATGCTCTGTAAAGTTGTGAACAAAATGATCTCCGGATCTATACACGACTCATCAGCCATTTTTTATACTCTTATCCGGTGCTGATTGTGCGAACGCAGAGCCAACCGCCTGTATGTTTAAACGAGACTCTTCATTCATAGAACGATAATTTTCAACGAGTTTCCTCTCTTCCATTGATATATCAGGCTGAGCAGAGCGAGTACCAGTAATTATGTATAAAATATCAATCCCCAATGCAGCTATTCGCTCTAGGTATTTAGCATCTGGAGATTTCTGGTCATTCTCATAATTACCTTGGGTATTCTTATGTATTCCACCTATATCAGCTAACTCAACTTGAGTTAGGTTAAGTCTCATTCTTTCTTCACGCAGTCGAGAACCAATCGTACACATTTTTTTGTGCTTCCATCTTTACAAGACACAATATTTTGTGTCTAATGGTTGTTAAGGTAACTTAGTGGATCACAATATAACATTATGGCACAAGATGAACATATTAGGCGGTCACGATTGCCGAGAGGAATTGCCTCGAAAAATCCAGTTGTCATGCGCTTATCTAATGAAGAACGTGAAGAACTGAATGCTATTGCAGAAAGAGAAAGCCGCTCCGCATCCAGTATGGCTCGCATCATTTATTTAAGTGCTGTGCAAAATTTTCGGTGAGGTGTGTATGGGCAACATAATCTTCAACATCAACATCGAATCACCGTATATTTCATTAAAAAAGTATTCAGAAATTACAAAGACCCCTTTCAGTACTTGCCGTGCAATGGTTGCTGATGGCCGCATCATCATCAGGCCAAAGGTGAGAGCTAAAGATAGGGTCGAGGTCAACATGCTCGCTATGTTTAAAGATGCTGCGGTTAATAGCTAAGGTGGTCACATGATTCAAATACCAACACCAGTGGAATTAAATAAAGGGCGAATCAAATTCGGCACGTTATTAATTCGCCCGTTACGTAAAAGTGTTGTTTGTTCAATCCCACGCTATCAGGTCGAAGACGGCTCATATTGCTACGGTAAATTTGATTCTCGTGAACGGGCGTTAGATTTTTGTGAACAGTTATATGGGGGGCAGAATAAATGGACGGATTAAAGAGGGTGCAGCATCAGTATAAAGTAACGGGTGCTGACTTTTGCAAAATTAAAGTCACCGGCACTAAGAAAGAAAACCCTTTGATGATGACTTTAGTTTCAATTGGTTTGGCATCAACAATATTAACCCCGTTATTATCCATATTATAAGGGTGATGCTATGGCTAATACTGAACCGTACCGCATTGTGTCGTTAACATTGGATGAAAAAATCGACGGCATGTATCATACCGCGCAGATAAAAGGGGCTTTTCTTGATTCAGTATCAAATAGCGATAAAGCTATTTCTGAATTTATAAAAAACATGCGTGACCGTACTAATAATCGAAAACGCAATAATAAAAAATTATTGCATGGGATTTTTCATTTGGCCGGATTACCTGAATCAAGATTTGAATCTCAATATGAGGATTTCACCTCAGATGAACGGCGTTCATTAAAAGAGGCCATGATTCAGATTCAAGCGGCTATTTCATGGATGCCTAAAGATATTGCTATTTAATTAAAGCACGAAAGATAAATTTTATGACGTTAATCGTCAGGGCTTCTTATTACCTAAAAACAGGAAGTAGAAAAATGGAAAATAAACATTTAATCAGTGGCTATGACCCTGCGGATGCTGAATCACGCGATTGCGCCGTGACTGTTTTTTCTTATGAGACTGTTCAGCAATTAATTAAAGACACGCGCAAGGCAGAGAGACAGCATTGCGCGGATTTATATGCCATCCGTTTGGTGAAGCTGTCCGCCCATGTTCTGGATAGCAAGATGGGGCCTTCTGCCAGCGCCGCACTTCTGCAAAGCGAATCGGAAAATATCGAGCGTCAGGCGCAGGAGTGGAACCATGTCTAAGACACTCGACCTCGCCATTCAGCACGTTGATGAAATGCTGGAACGCCGGATACCCGATGATTTAATCCTGATTACGATGATGGATGAAGAGGGTTTTATTGATAAATCCTCACCCCGGATAACGATACAAGTTGATGAAGTTCATCATGTTATCAACCGAATGAGCGCACCTAATGAAATCTGTATTAATTTTTATGAATATTCATTGTTAACCCCTGCTTATTTCTTTAATGAGGGAGCTGACAATGGCCAATAAAACCATTCTGAAATGGGCAGGTTCTAAAGTCCGTGTTCTGGATAAATTACTGCCCCACCTGCCCGCAGGTAAGCGACTGGTTGAACCGTTCGCGGGTTCCTGTGCCGTCATGATGAATACGGATTATAACGCGTATTTTCTTGCCGATATCAATGCGGATTTAATCAGACTATACCAAGTGATTCTGTGGGATGACGAACGTTTTATTCGTGATGCTAAAGAATACTTTGAAAGCAGTAATCGTCAGGATATATATTATTCTCGCCGCGCCGATTTTAATGATAAGGCAGCTTGGAAAAGTGAATGTCTTAATTCCATTCTATTTTTATATTTAAACCGCCATTGTTATAACGGATTGTGCCGATATAATTTAAGCGGTGAATTTAATACCCCCTACGGAAAATATAAACGCGTCTATTTCCCAGAAAATGAAATTCGCGCATTTCATAAAAAAGGGCGACAAGCGAGAGTCACCTGTCTGGAATGGCAGGATACATTAACGCTCGTTGAATACGGCGATGTTGTTTATTGTGATCCGCCGTATCTGACCAACAATGGCGCATTTACCCAATATCACTCGTCTGCTTTTACCCCTGCCGATCATGAGCTGTTAGCCGTGATTTTACACGCACTGAATAACGAACTCGGCGTACCTGTCACCGTGTCTAATTCCATTGATGCCAAAGCGCTTTACGCTGATCTCGGCTTCACTGTCCATGAAATAGACGCCCTGCGCACCATTGCCGCCAATGGTAACCGTCAGCCTGTAAAAGAAATTATTGCGGTGTTGGGAGAACGTTCATGATTGATACCCGATGCCATGCCGAAAACACCATTAACGTGATTTCTGTTTCAGGGGGTAAAGACAGCCTCGCTCAGTGGTTACTGGCTCGCGAAGCCAATGTGCCTCATATTGCCGTCTTTGCAGATACCGGGCACGAACACCCGCAAACACTGGACTATCTGGATTATCTGGAAAGCCACCTCGGGAAAATTCAGCGGGTAAAAGCGGATTTCGCCAGCCAGATAAAAAATAAGCGTGAGTTTATCAAAACACGTTGGCCGATCAGTCTGGTTGCAGAATGTGGCATGACAGAGGCGCAGGCAGAAAAGCGTATTATTGCTGCACTCAAGATGCTGTTTCCTACCGATAATCCCTTCCTTGACCTGTGCATGTTGAAAGGACGTTTTCCCTCCACGAAGGCGCGGTTTTGTACGTTTGAACTGAAACATAAGCCTATTGCTGAACAGGTTATTCAGCCTCTGTTATCTCAGTTTGATGAAGTGATTTTATGGCAGGGGGTCAGGGCACAGGAATCGCCAGAGCGGGCGAATCTGCCTGAATGGGAGTCGGATATTAATGATACTGCGGGGTTATCCGTTTATCGCCCGATCCTGTCATGGAAACATGAGCAGGTTTTTGCATTGGCGAAAAAGCACGGTATCAAGCCTAACCCTCTGTATCAGCAGGGGTGCTCACGTGTTGGCTGTATGCCGTGTATCCATGCCCGTAAATCTGAGTTAGCAGAAATATATACCCGCTTTCCTGATGAGATTGCCCGTGTTGCTCGCTGGGAGCGCATGGTGGCGGCGTGCTCTCGTCACGGTAACAGTACCTTTTTCCCTTCCCATCAAGACCCCGTCAAACGGGAGCGTCGTATTGAGTGTGTGACGTTGGAATCTCACGGTATCGAAACCTACCGCGACTGGGCGCTGACTTCCAGGGGGGGCGTCAGTTTGATTTATTGGCCGAAGAAAATGCCCATCAGGCATGTAGCTCAGTCTATGCAGGAGTCTGCGAGTGAATGAATCAATAATACTTGATCCCAAAGACGGGGTTTACATCACCGACACCCGCTTTGCTGTCGTGACCCATGAGAAACACCCGGGCAAGCGGGCGCTATTACAGGTTGGCACTTATGACCGCCGTTATTCACTGGTGGGCTGGCATGACAGCGACGTGTCGCTGGTTGCTGAACTGGTGAACCTGCATGTGTCGCATATCAGGCACCAAATGCGTTCAGTTGATGATTATCTTAATACGGTCGAGGTGATCACCCGGCGTTGTCAGGCCGCGTTGAATCTTTTGAACCCTGATACTTATGGCGGCATTGTTGTATGAGCCGTCGCCTGATTAATTTTAATACCCTGCCCGACGCTGAACCCGCCAATGGGCAGTATGCCTATTGGTGGAACGCCCCGCGCCATCAGGCGATTGCCGGTTTTGAAAGACCGCTTACCCGTGAAAGGTTGATTCAGGGGCAAGCGATTTTAGCTGACATTGACGCATTGCCGCGCATCCTGCGTTACCCCTTTAGAAAACGTTACGAAACCACACTGAAGGAACAGGGGGTTCGCAAGGCCCAGGATTTTCTTTATTTCAACTTCCATCAGAAATTCTGGCCGCGGATTGTCTCCGTGACCCGCCGCTTTGAAATGGATACCCAGACCACGCTGACCGCCACGGCCAGAATATCAGCCGAAATCAGCCAGTTTAACCGCCTGCCCGATCTCCATAACAAACAGCTAAAAATGCTGGCGACAAAAATCGCCGCCGGCTTCTTCAATCTGTTTGAGCAGTATTGTGATCAGTGCATTGCCAACGAGAACGGTGATAAAGAAGCCCTTTATCGGATGCGCAACCTGCACCCGATTTACGGTGAACTGGCCAGGATTGCCCGGGGTTTGCATGTCACGCCGGTTTATTATCAGCGTTACCGCAAAAGAAGACTGAAAGCGGAAAACGTGGTTTCGGCCGTGGCGCGGCTGGTGAATGACGATTTTTGGTATCGCCAGCTCAAGGCACACCGTACCCGTTGGCGCGAAGCGCTCCTGATCGCCGCAATGGCGGTCAATAAAAACCGCTCCCCGTATGCCAGCCGTCAGGCCATACAGGATGTGAAGTCACAGCGACTGTCCAATCTGCAATACCTTCAGGCAATGGATATTGAGGACGTGGCCACCGGCGAGCGTTTTGATCTCGTTGAAAAGGTCATGCAAAGCATTTCCAATCCTGAAATTCGCCGGATGGAGTTGATGGCGCAGATTGCGGGTATCGAACGGGTTGCCACGGCGCGGGGTGATATCGGCATGTTTATCACGATCACCACGCCATCAAAATATCACCCGACCCGCCAGATGGGTAAAGACAAAATCGCGGTGTTGAATAGCCACTGGGCTGATGAAGCCTACACACCGAAAGACGGCCAGCGTTATCTGGTGTCTGTCTGGGCAAAGATCCGCACCGCCTTTAAGGATGTGGGTCTCAATGTTTATGGTGTCCGTGTGGTTGAGCCTCACCATGACGGGACGCCCCACTGGCATCTCCTGCTGTTTACTGATAAGGCCAGCCGTGCGGCAGCGGTTGACATCATGCGGAAAAAAGCCCTGCAGGAAGATGGCGATGAACGGGGCGCGAAAAAGTACCGTTTTGAATGCCGGCACATGAACCGGGGCGGCGCAGTGGGGTATATCGCGAAATACATCGCCAAGAATATTGACGGTTACGCCTTAGATGGCCTGACCGATAAGGAAACCGGTAAGCCGTTGAAAGATGCCGCCGCCGCCGTCACTGCGTGGGCGTCAACATGGCGTATCCCGCAATTTCATTTCTATAACCTGCCCTCTAAAGGGGCGTATCGCGAGTGCCGTCGCCTGCGCAGCATCAGCATTGCTGACCAGATGGGCGAGATTGCCGAAAAGGTGCGTGCAGCGGCTGATATCGGTGATTTTGAAAACTACATTCTGTCACAGGGTGGCCCCTGTACGCCCCGCGATCAGCAGACTGTCCGTGTCGCCCGTGAACGGGACGACAAGCTCAATCCCTATGACGAAGCCATTTCCAAGGTGGTGGGGATTTACGCGCAACTCAATCCCTGCGCCGGCGTGGTGAAAACACGCGAGCGCGAATATCGCATTGTCAAAAAACGCCAGAGTCACAATCCGGCGCCTGAGCCATCAGGCGAGGGTTTAAATCTTTTAAAGAGCGCCATCGGCGCGCCTCGGAGTCCTGTCAATAACTGTGGGTCGGGTTATTGGCAGGGGGGTGAAGAAGGCGCAATGCTCCCGCCTGATTTAACCGGAAAGGCATTATCGGATGTTCTCCAATGGGGATGGGCAACCGGGATTAACGCCGCTGAGAATGGTGCACAGCGCGAAGAAACCGGCGTTTCAGGGTCGCGGGTTATTTCCAGGATCACCTTAACGCGAAAAGAAGAAGCGCTATTGCCTGATGTGATGAAGTTTACGGCGTCAATGGGGATGCCCATCAGCACTAAATCGATGGCAATGATGTTTGTAAAAGGTATGAGTATCAGCGTTGACGGCCAGATGATGCGGTTTGCTGATGGTGAAGTCAGGCTGATGGAGACAGAAGACGAGCGGGAACAGCGGCAACGCGAGTTTAACGCCCGGAAAGAGGCGCGCCGCGATGCGTTGCGGCAGCAGATTAATAACATAGGTAAAAGGAAAAAGTGAAATGAACTGTGAAAAATTAGCCAAACGGTTACATCAAGAAAAACACATGCGTACACGTGGCGTGTTTGACGTTATTAACGAGATGAATCGCCAGGATGAAAAATGGGGTGCGGATCGCAACCACCATCCGTTTATCTGGAATGCGATATTGAATGAAGAGGTTGGTGAATTCGCCCAGGCGATTTTGCATGATGAGTTTGGCGGTGAACATGCAGAAACGGCGCGCGAGGAGCTGGTTCAGATAGCAGCTGTTGCCCTGCAAATCATAGAGATGTACGACCGCCAACGCCTGAATGCGGCCCTGTTAGAGATTGTCACTGAGGATGAAGATGATGAGTGAGACTAAATGGCTTCATGGAGAAGACAGCAAATGATGCGATTCGGCTCGGTTTGTTCCGGCATTGAGGCGGCCAGCGTGGCATGGGAACCGCTGGGGCTGTCCCCGGCGTGGTTCAGTGAAATCGAAAAATTCCCCAGTGCGGTACTGCGATATCACTGGCCACATGTTCGCAATTTGGGCGATATGACCCAAATCCCCGCCATGATTGCCGAAAATCAGGCCGATGCGCCGGATATTCTGGTCGGCGGGACACCCTGTCAGGCGTTCAGCATTGCAGGCCTGCGTAATGGGCTGGGCGATGAACGGGGACAATTAACCTTATCATTCGTGGAGTTGGCAAATGTCATTGATTCAGTCAGAGCAGCAAACGGCGAACAGCCATCCATTATCGTCTGGGAAAATGTGCCGGGCGTCTTATCCAGCAAAGACAACGCTTTCGGCTGCTTTCTTGCAGGCCTTGCCGGAGAAGATGAACCGTTGCAGCCATCAGGGAAGAAATGGACAAACGCGGGTTATGTGTCTGGGCCACAAAGAACTGTCGCCTGGCGAGTCCTTGACGCTCAATATTTCGGAGTGGCTCAACGACGCCGACGTGTGTTTGTTGTCGCAAGTGCTCGAAAAGACGTCTGTCCCGCCACGGTACTTTTTGAGCCAGACCGCTTGCGCCGGCATTCTGAACCGTGCGGAACGGCGGAAAAAGCCGTTGCCGGCAATGCTGGAAGCCGCGCTGTTATCGGTAGTCACTGGGACTCAGGGCTAAACCCGCACCCGACGTTAAACCAGAGCCATAACACGGGCGGTATCGGGATGAGCAATCAGGAGATATTTTCACAAAGAGGCAGCGGGCTGGTATCTACCTATCGGCTGCTCTCGTTTGGCGAATACCGGACAGATGATATTTCATCAACGTTAAGATCCCGGGATGATAAAAGCGCCACTGATTTAGTGGCGATTGCACTGGCAGGCAACACGATAAACCGGGCGCCCCAGAATGGCGGTAACGGTATCGGCTATCACCCTGAAATTTCCTACACGCTGACGACAACCGATGTTCACGGCGTGAATTATGGCTATGCCGTGCGCCGCTTGACACCTGTGGAGTGCGAGCGGTTACAGGGTTTTTCCGATAATCACACCCAGATCCCGTGGAATGGCAAAACAGCGGCAGATTGTCCTGATGGTCATCGCTACCGGGCAATTGGGAATTCTATGGCCGTGCCTGTTATGGCGTGGATTGGGAAACGGATCTTAATGCAGAGGTCAGTATGAACGGAAATATTTCAAATTTTGGCATCGTTATTCGAATTAACGGCAAAACGGGAATGATTCACATGTCCCCTTCAATGAAACGGCTGTTATCAGCCCTTTGCCTGAACAGTTTAAAAGAAGATGGCCCACTTAAATTTATGCCGATGGAAGGACTTGAATTAATACCTGATGTAGAAACCTTTGGGGAACAGGAGAACCAGAAATGAATAACATCACCTTAAATTTAAATACCGAAATTGTTTACAACATTAACCGTAAATTTGTTTTAGATTTATTCGTCTGGCAGAAACGCTGGAAAGCTAATCAACATCACCGAAACCGCTTTTTGCATAAGTACAGACAGGCCGGTGCTGATTTTTATTTCGTGCTGGAAGCGTTAAGTGATGCCTGTCGGACTGGCAGAAATAAGATTTTTATGTCTGATAAAGATTGGCTACAGAATTTTGTTTATAACGTTGCTCAGTATTTTCCTGAACAGCAAACGCACTTAACCGAAAATGCCGAAGATATCCGGTTACTGACGCTCAGTAATGGCGCTGAAATCCGCTTCTTGCATGAAAACAGTTGTCCCGTCAGCATTTGTGGTGATGTGTATGTATCGGAATGGGCGTATTCCGATGACCCCATTAAGCTGATACGTCTGGCGTTGGGGTTGTCAAACCATCAAAGGTGGCGAAGAACGTTCTATTCCTCCAGAGATTCGGGGGATAACGGCGAAGCGGCTTATAAAGAATTTTTTACCCGAAATCAAATACGGGGTGAAGCGGCTTTCTTCGATACGGTCACATTGTTTGATAATGATAATTTCTTGGATGAAGAACTACTCATTAAGCGATATTCCCGGCAGGTCTTTGAAGAGTTGTTTTTGTGTCGACTGCCTCACGCACGGTGTTAATCAGGAAGAATAAATTGTAAAAGGAGTAGGGAAAACCTACTCCAATAATTGACTCATTCCATAGAAGTATCACTATCTCTGATTAGAGTCTCTCCACCATTAGCTCCCATAAATGTAGTTTTGATCCTGAATACATTTATTGAGTTAGGCTTGACATTGACTACTAGCGTTTTTAGAAAAGGAAAACAAGCGCCACCTGATAGAAACTCTCCCAAAATATATTCACCTCTAGGCACATAAAGAGTGACTTTTTCACCAGGCCACAATTCTGCTATTCGAACCCCTTGAAAAAACAAATTAGAAACACATGCGGAATAAATAACTCCCGCATCTCTTTTTACTATTATCTGACTATCACCACGATTCTTATCCCGAACTGATTCCCAATACATTCTCTCAACCGGAACTTCATTTGCTTGAATTGCATCCACTCGCGTTGATTGACAACCAGCTAATACGGAAGATATTCCTAATACAGCGAAAATCAGTAATTTTTTCATGATAATAGTTCCCTTATTTATAAAAGGAGCGAATTTTATATTTATTTAAAAATACATCAATATCTTTATGAAAAATTGAGAAACTTTAACAAACCCTGAGTTATGTAGGTTGTATATTTAATGTATTGAAAGCTGTGATTGCAGTACCACTTTATGATTAAGATTGTAAAATTACTGGTTGTGATCACTTCGTTTACAAAGCTGCACAAAAACATCCATTTTGCGCACCAATCTGCAAGATCAAAAAAGGATCTCATCCCCCGCAAAGCACCAGTATTCGCGCCTCTCCGACGATCCCTTGCAGGTGCATAAAAAGCACTGCATTTAGTGAGCAGGCGTGGCGGGGTCATGACTGCGCGCGGTGGTGTTTGATGGCCGTGCCGACCTCAAATTTCATCACGCAATCATTACCCATGAAACTATATTTTATTCAGGCAAAAAAAGACCGCCACGCAGGCGGCCTCTCAAGAACGGGGAACGTTATTCTTCATCCTCCAGTGAATACCGTTCAAACCGGATCACCTCTTCCCCTATCCAGTCATTAAGCTGTTTCATCTTGCTTTGCAACGGCCGCAGCTCATTGCGGACAAAGACCTTAGCGGCTTTCTCCACATCGCCAAAGCCGCCGGTATTCTGCGGGATAATCCCCATCATCTGTGGCGGAACGCGGTGCGCGGCCAGCATATCGTCACGGCTGACATTCTTGATATTTAAAAACTCATCCTTGGCCGCCGCCTCAGAAAGCGGAATAGTCTGGATACCGTCTTTTTTACCGCCCGGGGCATACAAAAACAGGTTGCGGAAGTTGCCGGGGCCTTTACTGTTCTTCAGCGCGTCACGGATATTGTTCACATCGGAAATATTTTGTGAGGCATCACTGATATACAGGATATAGCCCGCGTGGCTGCCGTTCAGGTAATACTTGCGCCGAAACAGCGTCGCCGATTCATTCAGCAGGGCGGAGGGCAACGCCGCCAGATATTCGGGCAAACCGTACAATTCCTGATTAATGTCGGGTTCAATCAGGTGAAACACCTGCCCCGTCTCGAACGCATACGGCTGGCTCTGATAGCCATAACGCACAAACCAGTAGGTGTCCAAATCTTCCCCGCGCCGGGTGAATTTGGCCGGGCAATGATGCAGGCTTAAGGGTTGGCCAAGGCGGTTTTTGCGTAACTCCAGATAAGCATTGCCGAACAGCATAAAATCCAGCGCCCACGAATCGAACGCCTGCCGGCTCAGTAACCGGTGGGAAACAAAGGTGCTGGTCAGAATATTGCGTTTCACATATACCGCGCTGCTGTGGTGCGGGGCTGCCCGGAACGACCGCGCCAGTCCGTTAAAACTGATCGGCGGCTCGTACCAGTTATCAACCAGGGCACACTCCAGATAATCAAACACCTCGCGCTTGTCCAGTACCGGGATCGGGTCGCCAAAGGTGAAGGCTTCCATTGACTGGGCCGGGGCAGGGGGTTTCACCGGCTGGCGTTTTTTACTTTTACGGCTCATTAGTAGACCTCGACGATGTTTCTGTGTTGGGGGGTGTCACCGGTGATCGGTTCGTTAAACAGGGCGTGCATGGTGGCCCAGGCCAGATCGGCATGGCTGGCCTCCTCACTGCGGCTGGCTTCATAGGTCGGGCGGTTGCCGCTCGCGGTGGTCGAACGGCGGATAGCCATAAAACTCTGGGCGATATCAGTATGTCCGGCGTCAAACTCCAGCCGGCGATGATTGATGATGTCCCACGCCTTCAGCACCAGGGCGTTTTTAACCGACGGGTTATAGACAAACTCCCGTGCCGCCGGGAAAAACTCTTTGACGTTCTGGTAAACCCCATGCCCGACGCCGGTCGAGTCAATGCCGATATATTCCACGTTATACTGTTCGGTCAGGCGCTGGATGGCATCCGACTGGGCGCGAAAGTCCATCCCGCGCCACTGGTGCCGCTCCAGAATCCGGAACTTGCCGCCCGGCACCAGGGGCGGTGCGATCACCACACAACCGGCACTGTCACCCTTTTCGCCGCCCTTGGCCGGGTCATAACCGATCCAGACGGGGTTGTAACCATACGGGCGCAGCATCAGGGGCTGGACGTCATTCCAGACCTCCCAGCTATCGACCATGCAGCCCTGCATCAGGGGCAATGAGAAAATGGATTCGATATCGTCCATAAACTCACACATCAGCAGATTCTGGTACTCGTCGGGGCTGTATTCCAGCCGCAACTGGTCAAGGTCAAACAGGGTACAGCCGCCTTTCACCGCATCTTCAATCGTGACAATCTGCCGCCACTGCCTGTCGGCACACAGCAGGCCGCCGCCCAAAACGTCATGGCTGACATCAATGTTAATGCGATCTGCCTTGGCGCGTCCCCGGTTAATCAGTTTGCCCGACCAGTACGGATAGGCGCTGTGGGTCAGGCTGGACGGGGTGGAAAAGTAGGTCTGGCGCCAGTGTTTGTGCATCGCCATGCCGGAAGCCACTTTACGTAATTCTTGGAAGCGCGGTATCCAGAAATATTCATCCAGATAGAGGTTGCCGTGATAGCTTTGCGCGGTGCGGGCGTTGGTACCCAAAAAGTACAGCGTCGCCCCATTGCTCAGGGTGATGGGATCGCCTTTCAACTCAACCTCGACTTCCCGCGCCATTTCAAGGATGTACTGTTTGAAGACATGCGCCTGTGCCTTACTGGCTGACAGAAAAACCTGATTACGTCCGGTCGTTAAGGCATCCATAAACGCTTCACGGGCGAAAAAGTAGGTTGCCCCAATCTGGCGGGATTTCAGGATATTGCGGATGCGGTGTTTATGCCCCTCGTCATACCAGACTTTCTGATAACCAAACATATTGGCATAGAACAGTTGCGCCAGCTTCTCAATCTGTTCCTCACTGAACACGTTCTTTTCCGGTGCCTTACGCTCGCCCTTGTTACGGTTGGCAATTTTCGGGTTCAGGTCGGCTTCATTGCCGCCGTTACTGTACTTATTGATCTGCGCCTGCCGCTTTAACTGGCGGTGCAGCAGGTCGATTTCCTTAAAGTCCCTGCCCTCTTTCTGCTCTTTGGCAATGAGCTGACACAGCCGTGCCTCCAGAGACAGTTCGACCCGCTCAAACGGGGTCACATCATCCCATTTGTCGCGGCGTTTCCAGCTCTGGACAGTCGCCGCTTTCTCATTGAGCATTTCCGCAATACGCGCGACCCGATACCCGTTGAAATACAGGTGCATCGCGTGTTTTCGGGGATCCAAGTCGTTTATCGTTTTCATGCCGCCAGACTACAGACCCGTTCGCGATTTCTCCGTGCCTGCCCTTTGTGCCAGCCCCGGCACAACCGTATTTTATTGTTTCCCCGGCGCGACGACACAAACTAAGAGGCCATGACTGACCCATATAACCGGGGCTTACAATGCCGAAGAAATCCAAACCGTTTCGTATCTGTGTGGAAGGCGCCACCACCGACGGGCGCAAAATCCAGCGTGACTGGCTGACTCAGATTGCGGATAGCTACAACCCGACCACCTATGGCGCCCGCATCAACCAGGAGCATTACAATTATTCATGGAGTCCGCGCTTCGGGGATGTGGAATCCGTCTACACCGAAGAAATCAAGGACGGGGCACTGGCCGGCAAGCTGGGGCTGTACGGGATCCTCTCCCCGACAGAAGAACTGATTGAACTGAACCGCAAGCGCCAGAAAGTCTATACCTCGGCCGAGATCAATCTGGATTTTGCTGACTCCGGCGCCGCGTATCTGGTGGGACTGGCTGTCACTGACAGCCCGGCCAGCCTCGGCACCGAGATGTTACAGTTCAGTGCCGGCGCGGCTATCAATCCGCTCAATGGCCGCAAGCAGCACGCTGACAACCTGTTTACCGCCGCCGAAGAGACGGTGCTCGAATTTATTGAGTTGCCCGAAGAAAGTGACAAGCCCTCACTCTTTTCCCGTGTCCAGACGTTCTTCCAGAAAAAACAGCAATCTGACGATGCCCGCTTTAACGATGTCTATCAGGCGGTTGAGCTGTGCGCCAAAGAGCAGCAGACCACGGCGGACACCGTGAGCGCATTTTCTCAACAAATCAGCGAAGTGGTTGACCTCAGACAGCAACAGACCGCACTTGAAACCCGGTTGAATGACTTAACCACCCAATTAAGTCAGCAAGACAGCAAATCAAACCAGCGCCCTGTTTCACTGGGATCGCAGAACGCCGACACCCCGGCCAGTGAACACCTGACCAACTGCTAAAGGAACCCAGCCCCATGAAGAACCAAACCCGATTTAAATTTAATGCCTACATGACGCGACTGGGCGAAATCCACGGCGTGGAGGCCAGCGCCTTTAGCGGCAAAGTGCAGGTCGAACCGACCGTGGCGCAGACACTGGAAGACGAGATCCAGCAAAGCGCCGACTTCCTGCAAAAGGTCAATGTGCTGCCGGTCAGCGAACAATCCGGCCAGGCGATTGGCTTAGGCGTCGGTTCCACCATTGCCGGCACCACCGACACCGACAGCCAGGATCGCGCGACCACCGACCCGACCCGCCTGACAGCGATTGAATACAAATGTGAGCAAACCAACTTTGATACCAGTCTCAGTTACGCCAAGCTGGATTTGTGGGCAAAATTTCAGGATTTCCAGTTACGTATCCGTAACGCCATCATTCGCCGTCAGGCGCTTGACCGTATCATGATCGGCTGGAACGGCATCAAGCGCGAAAAAAGCTCCAACCGCACGCAATACCCGATGCTGGAAGATGTGAATATCGGCTGGCTGGAAAAAATCCGCCGGGATGCGCCTACCCATGTCATGAGCAGCATCAGTGACGAAAACGGCAAAGTGATTGCCACGGTGATCCGGGTCGGTGAGGGCGGTGATTTCAATAACCTGGACGCGCTGGTGATGGATACAGTCAACAATGCCATTGACCCCGAATATCAGGACGACACCGAACTGGTGGTGATTTGTGGCCGTGAACTGCTGGCCGACAAATACTTCCCGCTGGTCAACCAGTCCCAGCCTAACAGCGAAAAAATGGCCGCAGACGTGATTATCAGCCAGAAACGCATCGGCAACCTGCCGGCGATACGGGTGCCGTACTTCCCGCCCAGGGCGCTGCTGATCTCCCGTCTGGATAACCTGTCTGTCTACTATCAGGAAGGCACCCGCCGCCGCTCGGTGCTGGATAACCCTAAACGGGATCGCATCGAAAACTACGAATCGGTCAATGAAGCGTATGTGGTTGAAGACTATCGCGGGGTGGCCCTGATTGAAAATATCGAGATGCTGCCGGCGAAAAGCCAGACCACACCACCGCAGACGGTCAGTGCCGTGCTTGAAAAAAACCGGGTCAACGGCAATGAAAAAGACCCTGTCAAAGACAACCAGGATCAGTAATGACCAGCCCGTGGCAACGTCACCGGATGCGTGAACAGGCCAGGGAAGCCGCCCAACTGAGCGGCCCCGCCCTGCAAAACAATGGCGGCTATAACCAGATGCTGCTGATGCTGGGGCAACACCGCCAACAGTTAAAGCGCATTCAGTCGATGGAGAGTAAGGCCGCGTCAAAGCGGAAATTACTGCCCCATTATGCCCCGTGGGTAACGGGGGTGTTGCAGGCCGGTCATGGCGGCCAGGACGATGTGCTGATGTATGTCATGCTGTGGCGCATTGATGCCGGGGAGTATGACGGGGCACTGGATATTGCTGCTTATGCCCTGCAATACCATCTCGCCATGCCGCAGGGGCATAACCGCACCACCGGCTGCGCCGTGGCGGAGGAAATCGCCGATGCCGCCCAGCGCAGCTATACCGCCAGGTCACCACTGCCCCTGGCCACGCTGGAACGAGCTGTCAATCTGACCCACGAGCAGGATATGCCCGACGAAGTGCGGGCAGAGCTGTACAAATGGCTCGGCTACAGCCAGCGGGATAATGACCGGCCACAACCGGCCTATTGCTCCCTGAGCCGGGCGCTCGAACTGAACCACCGTGTGGGCGTGAAAAAAGATTTGGAGCAACTCGCCAGAGTGATCCGCAATCAGAACACCCCCACTTAACGAACATGCCAACGCGCCGGGCGGCACGGGGTGGCGACAGTCTCAAAACCCCGTCCACCGCCCACCTAACTTAAGGTGACCGTATGGATTTTATTGCCCCCGAACCCGCCAGAGATGCCGCGCTGACTCTCAGCAGCGATCCGTTTTATCCGGCCATCGAAATGGGGCGTTACCGGGACGACATGCGCACCGACGGGACGGTAACCCCGCCCCGTTTAAAGCAGGCCATCACCAATGCGATTGTTGAGGTTAACCGCGAGCTGACCCCCTGGCGGCGGCTGAATATCGCCAGGGGATATGCCACGTTAGCCGCCATTCCGGCCGGTCTTATCGATCAGGAAAGCGAACTGGTTTATCTCTATCACCGCGCCGTGTTCTGCCTGACCAAAGCCAGCCTGACCGAACGCTACCGCGATATCGACACCACCCAACCCGGCACGAAAAAGGCCGAGGCGATGGAAACCACCATTGACGACCTGTGGCGCGATGCGCAATGGGCGCTGCGCCGGATACAAGGGCAGGATCATATGATTGTGGAGCTGATTTGATGCGGGTACGCGCACAACAATATGACACCGTGGACGCCCTTTGCTGGCGCCACTATGGACGCACACAGGGCGTCACTGAGCGGGTGCTGGACGCCAATCCCGGTCTGGCCGATTGGGGGGCTATCCTGCCCCACGGCACTGAGATTGAACTGCCGGACATCGCCCCCGCTCCCGTGACACCGATGATTCAATTATGGGATTAGAACATGGACAAACAACCTGATGTATGGGCCGAGCTGTTCAATGGCCTGCAAAATTCGTGGCCGCAGATCTCCGGCTCTGCTTTGGCAATAGCCATTTGTTACGGTCGCCTGATTTATGACGGCGTAGAACGCAAGAACCGTTGGGTCGAAGCGCTGCTCTGTGGAGCCTTGTCGTGGAGTGCGTCCAGCGGGTTAGAGATATTCGGTATTCCGGGGAGTTTTGCCCCGGCAATCGGGGGAGCCATTGGCTTTATGGGTGTTGAGAAAATACGGGGTATCGCTATCCGCGCTATCAACAAACGGATCGGGGGGCAGAATGAATAACTTCAAGTTAAGCCAACGCAGTGAAAATAATCTCAAGGGCGTCCATCCTGATTTGGTGGCGGTTGTTCGTCGTGCGCTTGCCTTGTCTCCGGTCGATTTCACCGTGATTGAAGGCCTCAGAACACTTGAACGCCAAAAGCAACTGGTTGCTGAAAAGAAAAGCCGGACAATGAACTCCCGCCATTTGACCGGTCATGCGGTTGATCTGTTTCCGGTAGGTGGAAACTGGAACGATTATAAATGCTGGCTTCCGGTATTGAATGCCATGCGTCAGGCGGGTGAAGAACGGGGGATCAAACTGCGGTTTGGCATGACCTGGACGAACAACCCCAATGATAAGCCGGCTAAATTTCTGGATGCGCCCCATATTGAGATACCGGCATGAAATTTAACAGCCAGTACTTCACGGTGGGTGCCCTGGTGATTGTCTCCGGCTTGCTTTGGCTCTCCCGTTATCAGTATCAGGAAAAAGTCAAAGCCTACACGGGACTGGATACGAAGTATAAGAATCAGCAGGCCATCACCGCCAACGCCTTTCAGTCCATCAGGATAATCAATGACATCTCACGAATTAATAGCGAAAGCCGGGATCGGTCAGCCGTGGATTCTGAGCAAACCAAAACGGCCATCAAAACGGTTGTTGTCAATAATGACTGCGCCAATCGCCTTGTGCCTGATGGGGCTGTTATCCGGTTGCAGCAGCACACGAACCGAATACGTGCCGGTGCCACCGATACCGATCCCGGCACATCTGCTCGCGGACTGTCTGTCTCCAGCCCTGCCCGACATAATGACATGGAGTGACAGTCTGCTGCTGAATGTACAGTTACTGACGGTCATTGAGCAGTGCAATCTGGATAAACAGGCTATCCGGCAAATCGAACAGACCAGACAGGTGCCCCATGAATAAGCCCCGATTACTGCGGGAACGGCTCACGGAAAAAATTAACTACCTGCGTGACAACCCCGAATATCTGCATGTGTTTGTTGAAGACGGCACCGTGCTGGCCACGATGGCGCCGTCACTATCTTACGAATACGAGTATACGCTCAACCTGATTATTGAATCTTATCCGGGCGATCAGGATATCCTGATCGCGGTGATCGGGCACTGGCTACGTGAGCACCAGCCCGATATCTTCGCCAATTCCGATAACCGCCGTAGCGGCTTTACCTTTGATATCAATATTCTCAATGACACCACCGCCGATATCAGTATTGATCTCAGGCTGACTGAACGGGTGCAGATCACCCAGCAAGGTGACGCCAGTACCGTGACCGCCCTCCCTGAACCCGAAAATCCGTTTGACCGGTGGTGACATGGAAAACGACGCACTGCAACCTCTGGACACGGCACTGGCCGCCCTGCTGACCCGGCTTTCCCCGGCCAGCCGCAAGCAACTGGCCCGTGATATCGCCCGGGACTTGCGGCAAAGCCAGATGCAGCGCATCCGCTCACAATGTAATCCCGACGGCAGCCGGTTCACTCAGCGTAAGGCGAAGATCCTCACCGTACAGCGCGGAATGAAGTTTGTCTGGCGCGGGGAAACCCGTACCCTGAAAAACTGGCAGACCCGCAAAGGCAAAAACGGCCAGGTGATTACGGGCTATGATACCGAACGTAAAGCGGTTCGCAGCTTCTACAAAAACGATATCCAACGCAGGCTGGAAGTCAAAACCGACCGCATCAACACCCGCAAGGCCAGTAAAAAGACCCGGATGTTTAAGAAGCTGGCGACGGCCCGCTACCTGCGACTGTCCGCCAATGACCGGGAAGCCGTGATCTTCTTCGCGCCGAAAGTGGCCGCCGTGGCCCGGGTACACCAGTTCGGCTTAAAGGAGCGGATGCGGGGCAAAAACATGACAGTCAAATACCCTGAGCGCCGGTTGCTGGGACTGACGGCGCAGGATATCCAGCATATCGAAGAACAAATTCTTTCCCACCTTACCCGCTGATGTGTGCCAGCGCGGACACAAACCCGATTACGTGCAGACAGAAATCTTTGGTGACATGTTGTGGGCATGAACACACAATTAACCGAACTGCTGCGCCGGCTGCGCAACCTGATCCGGATTGGCATCATCACCCAGGTGGATACCCCGCGGGGACGGTGCCGGGTCAGGACAGGTAACCTTGAAACCGACTGGCTGCACTGGCTGACCGCCAGAGCGGGACACACCCGCACCTGGTGGGCGCCGAGTGTGGATGAGCAGGTGTTATTGCTGTCCATCGGCGGCGACCTGACCACCGCGTTTGTCCTGCCGGCCATTTTTTCTGATGAATTTCCCGCCCCGTCAGTGTCTCCTGAAGCGGCGCACATTCGTTTTCCTGATGGCGCGGTAATGGAATATGAACCGCAATCCGGCGCATTGACCGTCACCGGCATTCAAACCGCCACCGTGACGGCCTCAGCCTCTGTCCATATTACCGCCCCGGAAATCACCTGTGTCGCCCGCACCCGGATCACGCTGGAGACACCGGAGGTCATCTGTACGCAGCTCATGAGTACGGGCAACCTGATCGTACGCAACGGCGGCAAAATGACGGGCAATATTGAACACACCAGTGGCACATTCAGTTCCAACGGCGTGGTTGTGGATACCCATCAACACACGGGCGTCCGGTCAGGGGGTGACACATCCGGCGGCCCCGTCTGATGCGGTATCTCGGCATGAACCGACAGACAGGCGAGCAGCTGACCGATATTGCCCATATCCGCCAGTCGGTCAGTGACATTCTGCTGACCCCGATCGGGAGTCGTCTTGCCCGCCGCCAATACGGGTCGCTGTTGTCTGAACTGATTGACGCGCCGCAAAATGCCGCGCTGCGCCTGCAACTGATGGCCGCCTGTTATACCGCTATCCGGCAATGGGAACCCCGTATTATTCTGACCGCCATCACCGTCAATCAGGGGACGGCCGGACAGACCACCGTTGATATTCACGGCTATTATCAGCCGTCCCGCGATCCGATCACGTTTTCCGTCCCTGTGAGGTGAAACTATGCCAACCCTCGACTTAAGCCTGTTACCCCCGCCGGATGTCGTCGAACCGCTGGATTTTGAAACCCTGTTGGCCGAACGCAAAGCCCGGCTAATCTCCCTGACCCCACCGGCGCAGCGAGAGGCCATCACCCGCACACTGGCGCTGGAATCGGAGCCTGTCACCAAGCTGTTACAGGAAAATGCCTACCGTGAATTACTCTTGCGCCAGCGCATCAATGAAGCGGCACGGGCGGCGATGGTCGCCTATGCCAAAGGCAGCGACTTAGACCAGCTCGGCGCCAATAATAATGTGCGACGGTTGGTCTTGCAGCCTGCCGACAATAACGCCGTGCCGCCTGTCCCTGCCGTGATGGAATCGGACGCGGATTTTCGGGTCCGTATTCCGCAGGCATTTGAAGGTTTAAGCGTGGCGGGCCCCGTGGCGTCTTATGAATACTACGCCCGCAGTGCGGACGGCCGGGTGGCCGATGCCTCGGTGATCAGCCCCGCCCCTGCGTATGTCACGGTCAGCATCTTATCCCGTGACGGGAACGGGGCGGCCAGTGATGAACTGATCGCCGTCGTTAATGCCGCCCTGAATGATGAGGACGTACGCCCCGTGGCCGATCGCCTGACCGTGCAGTCCGCCCGTATTGTTGATTATGAAATTGATGCCGTGCTGTACCTCTACCCCACACCGGAGTATGAGCCGATATTGCAGGATGTGCAGGCACGGCTGGCCCGCTACACGGCGGAACAACACCGCATCGGTCGCGATATCGTGCGCAGTGCCATCTTTGCCGCCCTGCATGCCCCCGGCGTCCAGCGTGTTGACCTGAAAACACCGGCTAAAGACATGGTGCTGGATAAAACCCAGGCCAGTTTTTGCACCCGTTCGGAGGTCATCATTGGGGGTTCCGATGAATAACCGCCTGTTGCCGGTCGGCTCTTCCCCGCTGGAAATAGCCGCCGCTGAAGCGCTCGCCAGTCTGGCCGATATTCCCGTCCCTCTTCGTGATCTGTGGCATCCGGATCGCTGTCCGGTGAAATGGTTGCCCTATCTGGCGTGGGCGTGGTCGGTTGACCGCTGGGATATGGACTGGCCGGAGCGTGTCAAACGGGAGTCGATTAACGCCGCGATGTTCGTTCATAAGCACAAGGGGACTATCGGCGCCATCCGCCGGGTGGTAGAGCCGTTTGGCTATCTCATTCGCGTGATTGAATGGTGGCAAAACCAAGACCCGCCCGGCACCTTCCGGCTGGATATTGGCGTGATGGACACCGGCATCACAGAATCTACCTATTTTGAACTGGAACGGTTGATTTTTGATGCCAAACCCGCTTCGCGCCATCTGATCGGTATGTCCATCCAGTTGGAAACCGGCGGCGCAGCCTATTGTGCCGCGGCCAGCTATGACGGCGATATCTTAACCGTTTATCCCTATGTTCCTGAATTAATCACTGTCACCGGCGCGGATGTGATCGGTGTGGGTGTGCATATTATTGATGATGTGAGGATTGAATCATGAGTACCCGATTTTTTGCACTGTTAACCCGTCTGGGTGCGGATAAACTGGCGAATGCCGCCGCACTGGGGACAAAAATAGAAATTACCCATATGGCGGTGGGGGATGGCGGCGGCAGTCTGCCCACACCCCATACGACACAAACCCAACTCATTAACGAACGTCGCCGCGCGGCGATTAATGTCCTGAGCATTGACCCCAAAAACACTAACCAAATTATCGCCGAGCAGGTGATACCGGAAAGTGAGGGTGGTTGGTGGATACGGGAAATCGGCCTGTTTGATAAGGACGGTATTCTGATTGCGGTCGGCAACTGCGCCGAAACCTACAAGCCGCAATTGCAGGAAGGCTCCGGCCGTACCCAGACCCTTCGCATGGTATTGATTGTCAGCCATACCAACGCGGTAACGTTGAAAATTGACCCGTCGGTAGTACTGGCCACGCGCGAGTATGTGGATTCACGGGTCATAAACTCCATTAAAGACCATGAGAACAGTCGCCGCCATCCTGACGCCACGCTTAAGGATAAAGGGTTTGTGATCTTAAGCAGCGCAGTAGACAGTAACAGTGAAACCCAGGCAGCAACCCCGAAAGCGGTTAAGGTTGCATATGACCTGGCTAATGCCGCAAGGGATAATGCTAATGGCCGTGTGCCGGCGACACGCAAGGTCAACGGGAAGGCACTGTCTTCTGATATTTCGTTGGGTGCGGGGGATGTCGGGGCATATACCCCAGGGGAAGTGGATTCCCGCGTCAATGATGTTAAATCACTGGCGAATACCGCAAACCAGAATGCGGCCAATGCGAATGACAATGCTGATTCTCGTCTGGAGAAAAAACAGAACGGCGCAGACATTCCGAACAAGCCGAAGTTTGTAGAAAACCTCGGTTTAACGGGAACGGTGGATCTGGCAAAAAATGCCGTACCCAATAGCAGGAAAATTAACGGAAAATCGCTGACGAATGATGTTGATTTAGGCGCGATAGACGTGGGTGCACTGCCTGTTTCCAGCCGCACATACGCTCGGGTAGGCAGGCTCATTGTTGATTCGGGGGATGGCGGTTCTAGCCTGATTTTGCAGTCGGCTAATGGTGAACAAATGGGATTAACAGGAGCAAGAGCGGGGCAGTTTTACCTATGGAGTGATGACGTCAACGGCCAGAGGCGGTACGAGCTGTTTACGCCGATAAAATCCGGTACATTAGCGACGCTAGAAGATGTTTTTGCTATGAAAAATACCGCTAACCTGTCACCAACAGGGTGGTGGAAATGTGGCACCACGGGGGTAATTCTACAATGGGGACACGTTAACATTCATAAATCAGCGGAACTCTATGTCGAATTTCCGCTGACATTTACGGCTGTGCCGTTTGTTATGACGCAGGCAAATAAAACCCATGGCGATGGGTATAATATTTTCCCCGTTTTGGCAGCGAGTTTGCAGGGATTTACAACCGCTGGATTTAATCAGGTTGGCACACCTTCATTTGGCACTGTTCGTTATTTTGCAGCGGGGTATTGATATGTACGCCTATAGCGCTAAAACCAATTCATTTTATCTGGTTGAACTGAAACAACGTTATACGGATTCGGGGACGTGGCCAAACGATATTATCTCGGTAGATGAATCGGTTTTCACCGAATTCGCAATAGAAACACCGCCCACGGGGAAACGCCGTGTCGCAGGGAAAAACAGTCTGCCAGCATGGGGAGATATTCCACCGCCAACCCCTCAGCAATTGCAACGGGGTGCAGAGCGGGAAAAACAATATTTGATGTCACAGGCTGCAACCTCAATAGCGCCACTACAGTATGCAGTCGATCTCAAAATGGCAACGGATAGTGAACAGACAATGCTGACGGAATGGAAAAAATACTGTGTGCTGCTCAATCGGGTGGATTGCTCTACCGCCCCCGATATCCCCTGGCCGGAGCAGCCGGTATAAAATCAGGACAGGGGCAAAACACCCCTGACACTGGTTTTCACATCACATCAGTCGTGCCATTTAAAATGGAAACGGGAAGTACCCGGCGCCTTCACCAGTTCACCAATTTTTTCAGCCTCGCTGCCTTGATAGCAAGGGCGATGGTATTCCGAGTCGGGGGTACGGTATCCCAGCGGATATTCGATCCCCCTGACGGTGATAGTCAGTTTTTTATCGGTGATGGCGCTCAACTTTTCACGAGTCTCAAGCGACGGATTACGGAAGTGAACACTGAATTCATTGGGCTTGGTGGCGTGGTTATCCACCCAGCCAAAGCTGGGAACCCAGAACTCACTGTTGCCGTTAATCCACATGAGCTGATCAGGTTCAGAAACTGTCCATTTGTCATATGCCGGATCTGCATGGCTGCTCCAGGAACTTGCGTATTTATCCAAAACCAACCTGTATTCAACCCGTTTAGGGATCTCTGGTGTTTTGACAATGACTTCCCAGTCCTGGGCTTCCATTTCTGCCGCTGACGCCAGCCAGGGCATCACATCCCCTGACGCCGTATGACGCTCAAGGTAAGGCAGGTAATTTAAGCGGGTACCCACTTTCACCCCGGCCTGTGCCGGATAATCCCCGAGGTTGACCACCTGGTCTGCTAGTCCGGGATGACGCAACAGGCATTCTTTCTGACTGCCCCATTCTTTTCTGCTGACACGCTTGCCGTCTTGCAGTTGCAGCAGCGCCCATGCATAGGTGCCTTCTTTTGCCACTAATTCACTCATTTTTTTACCTTATATGTATTGAAAAGACAGCAATAGAATAGCGGCTCAGCTTTTGGGATAAAATCGATCCGGATTGTAAGAACAATGAGACATGGCGGCGTGAAATTATTTCCGTAGCAGGCTATTTTTCTTCCCCTTTTCCCTTTGTGCCATCCCCCACACAACCCCAACCCACTGCATTTTATTGTCACAACCACCACCATAACGAAATGACCCTTACCGGAGCTTTTCGCTATGGCCCAAGATTACCATCATGGCGTGCGCGTGCAGGAAATCAACGCAGGCACCCGCACCATGACCACCGTCAGCACCGCCATTGTCGGCTTAGTCTGCACGGCGGATGATGCCGACCCCCACACCTTTCCCTTAAACACCCCGGTCTTATTGACCGATGTCCTGACCGCCAGTGGCAAGGCCGGCAAAACCGGCACCCTGTCCCCGGCCCTGCGTGCCATTGCTGACCAGGCTAAACCGGTCACCGTGGTGGTGCGGGTCGCTCAGGGCGAAACCGAAGCGGAAACCACCTCCCATCTGATTGGCGGCGTCACCGACGAAGGCAAGAAAACCGGGATGCAGGCTCTGTTGGCCGCCCAGAGTCAGCTCGGGGTCAAACCGCGTATTCTGGGAGTGCCCGGTCACGACACCCAACCCGTCGCGACTGCTCTGGCAGGCATCGCCCAGAAGCTGCGGGCGATGGCCTATGTCAGCGCCTACGGCTGCCAGACGATTAGTGATGCCATCAAGTACCGCAGCAACTTTAACCAGCGTGAAATCATGCTGATATGGCCGGATTTCTTAAGCTGGGATACCGTTGCCAACCGTAAAAGCGTGGCGTATGCGACCGCCCGGGCGCTGGGGCTGCGTGCCAAAATTGACGAAGAAACCGGCTGGCATAAAACCCTGTCCAACGTCGGCGTCAATGGCGTGACCGGCATTTCCGCCGATGTCTTCTGGGACTTACAGGATGTGGCCACCGATGCCAACCTGCTCAACCAGAACGACGTCACCACCCTGATCCGCAAGGACGGCTTCCGCTTCTGGGGTTCCCGTACCTGCGCCGATGATCCGCTGTTCCAGTTTGAAAGCTACACCCGCACGGCGCAGGTGCTGGCCGACACGATGGCCGATGCGCATATGTGGGCGATTGACAAGCCGCTGACCCCCTCACTGGTGCGCGACATTATCGAAGGCATCAACGCCAAGCTGCGCGAACTGAAATCCAATGGCTACCTGATTGACGGCCAGTGCTGGTATGACGAGAGCGTCAACGACAAAGACACATTGAAAGCCGGCAAGCTGACCCTTGATTATGACTACACGCCGATCCCGCCACTGGAAAACCTGATGCTGCGCCAGCGCATTACCGACCAGTACCTGATGAACTTCGCCAACAGCATCAACAGCTAAGGGGCAACTTATGGCACTCCCTCGCAAACTGAAATACCTGAACCTGTTCAACGACGGCAACAACTACATCGGTGTCGTGGAAGAAATCACCCTGCCCAAACTGAGCCGCAAGCTCGAAGCCTATCGCGGTGGCGGCATGAACGGCGCGGCTAATGTCGATTTGGGGCTGGACGATGGCGCACTGGATGCCGAATTCACCCTCGGCGGGGTGGAAGCCCAGCTCTATAAACAATGGGGCATTGAGAAAGTCGATGGCGTTGCGCTGCGCTTCAATGGCTCCTTTCAGCGGGACGACACCGGGGATGTGATTGCCGTTGAAGTGGCGCTGCGCGGGCGCTTCTCGGAATTTGACCACGGCAGCTACAAGCAGGGTGACAACACCCAGACCAAGGTCAGCGCCAAAAACACCTACTACAAACTGACGTGGGACGGGGAAGTCATGATCGAAATCGACACCGTCAACATGGTGGAAATCGTCGGCGGCGTTGACCGTCTTGAAGCCCATCGCCGGGCTATCGGCCTGTAATCTCACTGATTTTTAACCCAAGGACATTATCATGACTGAACAAACCCCCGTTACCCCGCCAGAGCAAGCGACCGTCACACTGGAAGAACCGGTTGCCCGGGGTGGTACCACTATCACTGACATTATCGTGCGTAAGCCCAACAGTGGCGCCCTGCGCGGTGTCCGCCTGCAAGCCCTGATGGAAATGGATGTCGATTCCGTGATGCTGGTATTGCCCCGCATCACCGCGCCGGCCCTGACCAAAAACGACTTATTGCTGATGGCGCCGGGCGACCTGATTAACCTCAGTATCGAGGTGGTCAATTTTTTGTTACCGAAGTCGGTGAAATCCGATTTCCAGACGCCTTAACCGTTGACGACCTGGTGGCGGACATCGCCACTCTCTTTCACTGGTCGCCCGCCGTGACCGCCGAGATGAGCCTGCCCGATTTGCTGGAATGGCGTTACCGGGCCATGAAACGCAGTGGGGCCGAGAATGAGTGACCGAAACTTACGCCTGCAAGTCATCCTGAGCGCGGTCGATAAACTGACCCGCCCGTTCAAGGGGGCGCAGGCCGCCAATAAACGGCTGGCGGAAACCCTTCGCCAGTCACGCCAGCAACTGCGTGATCTGAACCAGCAGGCCGGCCGCATTGAGGGCTTTCGCAAGGCGAAGCGCCAACTGACTGAAACCCAGCAGGCCTACCGCAGCGCCACCGAACGGGTGGCCGCACTGGCACGCGCAATAAAGGCCAGCGAAAACCCCATTAAAGCGCAAATTAATCAGTTTCAGCGGGCAAAAAATGCGGCGGCTCAACTCAAGGAAAAAAGCCAATCGCTGAGCCAGTCGCTGCAACGTCAGCGCGATGCCCTGCGTGCCAGCGGTATCTCAACCAATCAGTTAGGGCAAGCCCAGCGGCGGATCAATGCCGATATCAGCCGCACAAATAACACCTTAGCCCAGCAGCGCCGACAACTGGAACGCCTTGAGCAGCGTGAGAAAAAAATGGCGGCAGCCAGATCCCGTTATCAACGGGCAAAAAACCTGCGGGGGGATTTACTCGGTAACGGGGCCGGGATGGTGGCCTCCGGGGGTGCCCTGTTAATGGGCGTCAAGCCGATGATTAACGAAGCCGCCATCTATCATAAGGAGATGGCCGAGTTCAGGGCGTTGGGGGTCGGTGACAAGATATTGGGGCAGGCAGAAAAATTTGCTAACGGCCTGAAGGTGGTCGGCAACTCCACGGCGGATAACCTGAAAGTACTGAAAGAAGCGCATTCAGTCCTGCGGCATTATGACGAAGCCGAAATGGTCACGCCTACTCTGCTGAAAATGCAATACGCCACCCGTTTCCTGTCCATGCACGGCATCAGCGAGGAAAAAGCACAGGAAATGCGTGACCAGTCGCAGGAAGTGCTGAAAATTGCTGAATTGCGCAACATGATCAATAACCCCGACGATTTTAAAAAATCGGTGAACCTGTCCGCACAGGCGATGGCCGCCAGTGCCGGCTTGGTTTTGCCCAGTGATTACATGGCGATGCTCAAAACCGGAGAGACGGCCGTCAAAAAGATGAACGACGACGCCTTCTATTTCTCTATGTCGCACATTATCCAGCAGATTGGCGGCGACCGGACGGGAACATCATTACGCAGTGCTTATCAAAACTGGATGATGGGGGCTACAACACAGCGTGTTGCTGAAGAACTGAATTCATTGGGACTGTTGAAAAAGAATTCAGTCAAGTATGGCAAAACGGGTCACATTACCAAGATGGAGGCGGCAGCGCTGGTTAATCACGAAAAATACGAGACTGATCCGTTTAACTACCTGCTGACCGAAGTTGTACCCCGGATACGTAAAAAACACCCCGGACTGAGCGAAAGCGGCATGGAAACCGCCATTGCAAAACTGTTCTCGAACCCCAAAGCGGGAGGCCTGTTTGTTACCATGTACCGTGAGCGCACCAATATTGAGAAGCAAATCAAGGCCGGGAAGGAAGCCTACAATGTGGACAAACTGGTGGATGAGGGGCAAAAAACCGCGCAAGGGCAAGAGCTTGAAATGGACGCCCGTAAGCGTGACCTGTACAAACAGATTGGCGATCATTTACTGCCGCTCTATATCCGTGGCTTGGCCAAGCTCGCCGAAATGCTGACCAAAATTAAAACGTTTTTTAATGACCACCCGACAGTGGCTAAATTTGCCACAATAGCAGCGGCGGGTCTGGGTATCGTGCTGGCAATAGCCGGCGCGTTAACGCTGGCCCTCGCCACCTTGCTGGGGCCGCTGGCTGTGGTCAGGCTGGGTATGTCTATTCTCGGTATCAAGGGTGCCGGCTCGATGGGTTTACTCGGTAAGGCGTTCAGGGCATTCGGCAATGTGATTATGTGGATAGGCCGCATCATGTGGACTAACCCTATTTTAGCCATTATCGGGCTGATTGCACTGGGCGCTTATCTGATCTGGAAAAACTGGGACAAGCTGGGGCCGTGGTTTAAAAAACTGTGGGACGATATTTCCACCTACGTTTCCACCGCATGGGAAAGCATCAAGCAAAAAATCCTGACCCGCTGGGAAGAAATCAAACTCAGCATCTCCACCAAATGGGATGCTATCAGACAGTACATTTCGACGAAATGGAATGAGATTGTTGAAGACACCAAGAAACTGCCGGAGCGGTTTAAACAATTCGGCACGGAAATCATCGAAAAACTGATTGCCGGCATTAAGGAAAAATGGAAAGAATTAAAGAAAAACGTGTCTGAGCTGGGCACACAAATCAAAGACGCCGTCACCCCCGACTTTATGAAGGTGCAAAGCCAAAAACCCGACGTTAAAAAAGCCCTGGATTCTTACCGTGAGAACACCCGCCCCCATGCCAACCCCTTTGCCGCCTTTGCCGGCTCCCATGATACCGGCGGTTATATTCCGGCGGGGAAATTTGGCCTTGTCGGTGAGTATGGCCCTGAACTGATTAATGGCCCTGCCCGTGTCACCAGCCGCCGCCAAACGGCGGCACTGGCAGCGATGGCGGCACTATCAATGGGGGCGGCGGCTTCGGTCAATGCCAATGCGCCGCTGCATCCGCACAGCCTGCCCGCCGCTGAATACCGAACGCCGGCCGTTTCAGTGACCAACCCGCCCGGGGGCAGCCATCGCCAGACCGTTTATGAAATCCATATTCACGCGACGCCCGCCCACTCGGCGCAGGACATTGCGCGAATGGTGGCGCAGGAAATGGATCGCCGGGAACAACAACAGCGCGCCCGCGCCCGCAGTACCTTTTCCGACAGGGAGGATTATTAATCATGATGGCCGCACTCGGTTTATTCGTCTTTATGCTGAAAACTACGCCCTACCAGAGTTTGCAACATCAGCAGTCATGGCGCTTTGGATTTAACAATCGGGTGGGCGCCCGCCCGGCGTTCCAGTTTATGGGGCCGAACAATGACACCCTCACCCTGTCCGGTACCCTGTACCCGGAAATTTCCGGTGGCCGCCTGTCACTGCTGGCACTGGAGCTGATGGCCGACAGCGGCAAGGCCTGGTCATTTCTGGATGGCAGCGGCGCGATTTACGGCATGTTTATCATTGAGAGTATCGACCAGACCAAGAGTGAATTTTTTGCCGACGGCGCCGCCCGCAAGATTGACTTTACCGTCACCCTGCGCCGCGTGGATGAAAATCTGGGTGAGATGTTCGGCGATCTGCACAGCCAACTGTCTGACCTGACAACAAACGTGGCCAACAAACTCAAGGGAATATTCTGATGCCGAAGATGCCCAAAATAGACTGGCTAACGGGCAGCACCAACACCCCCGTCTACGTGCTCAGTGCCGATGATAAAAATATCAATGCCCTTATCCAGAACCGGCTGATTTCACTGAGTCTGGCCGACAACCGCGGCTTTGAGGCTGACCAGCTCGATATTGAGCTGGACGACAGCGACGGGCAGTTATCCCTGCCCCGCCGGGGAGTAGAACTGTCTTTGCATCTGGGCTGGCAGGGTGAACCGCTGATCCACAAAGGGAAGTTTATTGTGGATGAAATCGAATACAGCGGTGCACCGGATAAAATAACGATCCGCGCCCGTAGCGCTGACTTCCGGGCAACACTCAATATCAGCCGCGAAGAGTCCTATCACCAGAAAACGGTCAGTGACATCGTGCGCACCCTGGCTCAGCGTAACAATCTGCAACCGGAGATAGACAAAACACTGGCTGAGATTAACCTCAGCCATATTGACCAGACCAACGAATCCGACGGAAGTTTCTTAACCCGGCTGGCAAAACAGGAAGGGGCCATTGCCACGATCAAAAACGGCTGTCTGCTGTTTATCCGGCAAGGGCAAAACAAAGCGGCCAGCGGTCGACCCCTGCCGGCGGTCATCCTGACCCGCCAGTCGGGTGACGGCTATCGCTTTTCACTGGCTGATCGCGGGGCTTATACCGGGGTTTCGGCCAGTTGGCTGAACACCCGTGAACCGAAGAAAAAAGAAAACGTCACCGTGAGGCGAAAACGCCGTAAAACCCCATCCCCGAAAAAAGACGAAAAAAAGGGGATTATCTGGCCGGCAGTGAGGGCAATGTCCTGGTGCTGAAACATACCTACGCGTATAAATCCAACGCCGAGCGGGCGGCTAAGACAGAGTGGGAGAAAATCCAGCGCGGGGTCGCCTCATTTTCTATTCAACTGGCAAAGGGACGGCCGGAACTGTTTCCTGAAATGAAAGTACAGGTCAGCGGCTTCAAGCCCCAGATTGACGCGGCAGACTGGACGCTGGTCACCGTCACCCATACCTTGAATGACAGTGGCCTGATCTCATCCTTAGAGCTGGAAGTGAAAATTTCTGATGCTGACATGAGCGCCTGATTTGCTATAATCGCGCCATTGCCTAACAGAGCTGGCAGTCCTTTTCAATAAGGCACTCATATTATGATGAAATGCCCCCTGTGCTACCATGTTGCCCACACCCGCAGCAGTTTTGAACACACGCCGCAAACCAAAGAACGTTACAACCAGTGCCAGAATATCAATTGTGGCGCGACGTTCGTCAGCCAT